GGCGTCGTGGCGTGGGGCGGTGAATCCCAAAAGGATCGGATGATGGTTTCCTTGACCGGTGCGGCGTGGGCGAACTCTCGTGAAGCCTGCGCCGCAATCGTCCGCGTGATTATGGCGCAGGACGACACTGCAAAAATTAGTCGTTGTGATATTGCCCTTGATTGCATGGAGGGCGAATACACAATCGATAACGCCGTGGCGGACTATAAGCAAGGTAACTACAACGCGGGCGGACGGATGCCAACTCATCGAACTGATGGTGATTGGCTCGACGAAGCTGCGCCGCTAGGCCGAACGCTCTACATTGGCAAAGGCAAGAATGGCCGCATGATTCGTGTCTACGAAAAAGGTAAACAGCTAGGCGACAAAGTAAGTCCCTGGACACGCATAGAGCTTCAACTGCGGGCGATTGATCGTGAGATTCCGGTAGAGATTGTTAGCGAGCCGGACCGGTTTTTCGCGGGTGCATGTTCAGCGACAGCCGAAGCCCTGGCGATTTTTCAACGCACGCCCCCTGAAAGTATCCCGACTAAGACGCGTCAACGATGTGCGGACTTGCGCCGCTTGGTTGCAGCGGCAAGAAATAGCTACGGGCAATTATTCACCGCTTTGACGGATTACTACGGCCTTAAATCTTCGACGGTATTAGAGATTCTAAAGCGAGACGGTTATCCCAAGCGCATTGCGGCGTTGCTCGATGAATTCGCAGAACAGGAGTGCGCATAAATGTCTGCCGGAATCGCGTATTCGCACATTCTTGTTTGCATACCGACGGGGGAGGTGGTCTCCGGGGAGTATGTGGCAAACGTTGGAGCGGTCCCGGTCGGTTGTCCATCGGGTCTCTCTCCTGTTTATCGCGAGGGCTATCTAGTTACTCTCGCATCAGCGGAAGATTTAGACGCCGCAGTCTCCGCGCAGTCCGTGTGGAACATGACGCCAGAACAAGGCGGGCAAATAGGAGTTGCAATCCTAGGCGTTTGGGCAGTCGCCTGGGCCTTTAAGATGGTCGCCCGATTTTTCATAAACTACGGTGAAGGAAATGAAAATGAAAATTGCTAATTCGATGTTCGTCATGTTGTTTGGCGCGATGTTGTCTTTGTTGTCTTTGTTCCCGGCTCCAGTTCTTGCGGCGGCTGTCGATGTGGATGATGTTGTCACGGACATCGGGCTTCAAGTGACGCCGATCACCCTTATCGGTGGCGCGATTCTCCTGGTTATCGTGGCAATCAAAGCCTTCAAGTGGGTCCGACGGGCAATGTGATTTGCTGCAAAACTCGATAACGATCGACCAAAGGAAAAAGAAATGAAAGCTCTAAACCAAGTAGTGAAGTACGGCGCTGGCGTGGCCCTGGTCGCAGTGGGTACAGCGGTCCAAGCGGCGGCTGTCAACGTGGCCGCAGTAGTGACCGACATTGGAGCGCAAGTTACGCCGATCACCGCAATCGGGGGCGCAATTTTGCTCGTGATTGTGGCTATCGCCGCTTTCAAGTGGGTACGGAGGGCGATGTAATCGCGAAGCAGTGCGGCGGGAGTCTTCGGACTCCCGTTTTTGTGTCTGGGGTAGGGGAGGGTATTACATGGGAATTTTCGTGACAATCGCGATATTGGGGGCAGCATGGATACTGTTTTCCAACTGGTAGGCGTCGGCGTGTTCGCGGTCGCGTTGCTCTCTAGGTCTCGGTGGTCGTGGCTCGTTCTTGTCCTCTTGATGCTCGCGCCATTGTTGGCGTCTGCGACGGTATATCCGACCGGCGCTCAATATCGTGTGTCGGGGTACCCCATCAGATCAGAGCTTTCTGGAATAGAGGGCGATTGCGCCGCTTACAAAAACGATGCGAGCCCTTCATATACCTGGGTTACGGATTCACTAATCATGTCTCCAACTAAATGCCGTATGAGGGCGACGGTGGACTCTGAGGCTTATCCTGCCAATGATGTTCCGTTTGACATTCTCTCGGGCGGCACCTGTCCATCTAACTCAACCGGTCCTAGCGGTGGCGTTTGTATATGTGATGCCGGCTTTGTGGATGAAGGCGGCGTATGCGTCCCGGAGGTGGACTGTGAGGCGTTGGCGGCGGCTGGGGAATCTGCGGGCGGTAGCGGGTACGTGGACCTTGGCCCTAGCTCTACTTCCGTGAGTGGCAATGTTGGATGTGCGGGTGGTTGTGAGACCAGATTCGCGGGTAATTGGCCAGTCACTCGGCAACTCGTGGGAGGCACGTATCACTATTTCGGGAATGGCTCTATGGATTACACAGGCGGTACCTGCGCGGAGTCCGATAGTCCAACTCCTGACACAGAGGTTCCGCCTGCATCGTGCGGTTCTGGTCAAGTTCTAGCAAATATAGGCGGTCAATCGAAGTGTTTGGCCGATGGTGTGCCGACTAATCCGCATGAAGGCACGCAGCCGGGTCCAAGCAACGAAAGCGAAACAGAAACGACTACAGACGGTTCTGGCAACACTACTACGACTAAGACAAGTAGCACGACAAACGGGGATGGCTCGGTTACCACTAAAACGGAAACAACGAACTGTGATGCGGGAGGTACGAACTGCACTACTTCGACGACTGAAGAAACGTCTGGGGGTGATCCCCTAAAAAGTTTTTGTGAAGAAAACCCGAAATCAAAAATTTGCACCGATCTCGAAGGGTCTTTTGGTGGTTCCTGCGCTTCCGGTTTTCTCTGCGAAGGCGACGCAATCATGTGCGCGATTGCAAGAGAGCAACATATTCGCAACTGCCAGTTTTATGCGGAAAGTACCGAAGCCGAGCTATATGCCCAAATCGCGGCGGGCACCGATCCATTAGCGGCTCAATGTACAAGTGGAGAGTGTAGCAACAGAGACCAAGTCGATATGTCCACTACGTTGAACACAACGAACCGTTATGCCGGAACGTGTCCGAGCAACCAGACGTTTGTCGTCATGGGGCAAGACGTTACTTTGCCCTGGTCAAATATTTGTCCGTATCTCGAACTTATGGGGCGTGTTGTCGTAGCGTTCGCGATGGTAGCGGCGGGGCGGACAATCATGGGAGGTAATTAACATGGCTCTACCTGTTGTAGTCGCGGGACTGATCGGAGGTCTGGTACAAGCCACCGGGAGCATAGTGGGACGTGTTTTGCTCTCTCTTGGAATGTCAGTTGTTTGTTATGTCGGTCTCGATATTTTGACGGACTTCATCATCGATGAAATATGGGCGGCTCTTGATGGAGCGCCCTCGATGTTTCTTCAGATTCTGGGCGTTCTCCAAATTGCGACGGCGATAAATATTTTGTTCTCGGCGTTCTTGTCACGTCTAACGCTCAGCGGTCTAACAAGTGGCGTGCTCTCTCGTTGGGTGGCCAAATGCTAACCATACAAACGGGACTGCCTGGAGCGGGTAAGACGCTTCACACGTTGGTCTATGTGAAAGCGCTTGCCGAGAGAGAGAATCGCCCGGTCTACTATCACGGTATTAAGGATTTGAAGCTGCCATGGATTCAGTTGGAGAAACCTGAAGAGTGGTATTCGTTGCCCCCAGGCTCGATAGTGGTTATTGACGAAGCACAGCAATTTTTCCGCCCGCGTGGAAATGGAACAACTGTTCCGCGTCATGTTTCAGAGTTGGAAACGCATCGCCATGCGGGCATTGATCTGTTCTTAATTACTCAGCATCCTATGCTTATCGATTCGAACGCTAGGCGGCTGTGTGGAAAACATTTTCATTCCGTTCGTTTTTTCGGATTCAACAAATCGACAATTCATGAATTCCAAGAAATTAGAGAACAGTGCGACAAGAACCGCGCCGGTTCTATCCGTCACGATTTTGTATATCCGAAGGATGCGTTTCATTGGTACAAGAGTGCTGAAGTACATACGCATAAAGCGAAGCTACCGGCGCGTGTGTGGTTCCTAATGGCGAGTCCGATTTTGCTTGCGGGCATTGCTTACTTGGCCTATTCGAGCTTTATGAAGAATCTTGAACCTAAAGTGGTCCCGTCCCAAATTGCTCAAGTGTCGTCTGCTGCGCCGACTGGCAGTTCGCGTGCTCGTGAAACGCGTCAATCGTCAACGATGACGGATGAACAATGGTTAGCCGTCCAACGTCCTCGAATCGTTGGCTTACCGCATACTGCGCCGATTTATGACGGTCTTTCCTCAGTCGCGAGAATGCCTATTCCAGCCGCATGTTTAATGATGAACAATAGATGCGAGTGCTACACCGAGCAAGGTACAAAACTAGCATCGGTCCAAGAGACCATTTGCAAAGAGATTGTTACGAATGGATGGTTCAATCCGTATCGTCAAAATGAAAATGTAAAGGGTGGCGTTCCATTGGAATCAAAACCGCATGTAGTGGGGTCCCTTACGTAAACAGCGGGGTAGGGCGGACGGCGCGACAGCGACGCCCGCATCTCCCCGCGCATTACTTCGAATCCTATTCAAACTCGCAGTGAATGAACCATATGAACGCTTCGATTGTTATCGTCACAACGAGGCATGTAATTTCCATAATTAAAAACTCAACCGTGCGGATTGTTGCGCGCTTTTCTCATAGTCGTCTCTCGCATCCGTTGTTTTCGGACGGCGTATGTCATAAATCCTTTCTAGCTCGTCCATACCAACTGTTAAGCATCGCTCCGCGACGTAAGCAATAGTCACAGGCGTTCCAATATCTTTAGACATTACTTCAGCTAAGTGGACGAGTCTGGCGTGTGTCTTGTTGCTTACACTGAATTCGATCTTCATGTTGTCTCTCCTTGGTTGGTTTTTACAACACCTTCGCTTGAACCTTGCTCGCTCCCCCGGAGGGGGCGGGGGGGGCGACCTAAGCAAAGAGAAAAGGCGAAAAGACGCTTGGTTCTTCCCCGCGTTTAGCACCCCCTCCAGTCCCCGCTCGCCTCTTATTCGCGGTGACTGGAGGGGGTGCTGCGGGGAAGGACCTACGTCTTGAAGCGGTGGTATGTGGCCACGGTGGGAGGTCGATGGAATGAAGCGTAGCGGTCCGTGCCAGAGCTTCACCCTGGCGCGGATCAGTTCCAGCGAACCGGATAAGGCCGTGATGCTGTTCCGTGGGCGATAAAAAAGCCCCTTGCGGGGCTTCGTTTAGGCTGGTTGAGGGTTGTGTCTTAGCCACGTTGAGAAAATCGCGCTGAGGTACCTTGCCGCTTTTCGCAACTGCGTATAATTAATCTTGTGTAACACATCTGACACGAAAAACTCTCCTTCAGTATTGGTATTTGGTATCCCAGCCTCCACCCTGGAGGGGAAGGCCCAGCCGCCAAGATTCAGCATTACGGCGGCGATCACCGCCCAACGCTTTCCCAGGCTATCCCACAGCCTCCGCGCTTCTGGGGTTTTCGCCCTGGCCAACTCGGCTGCGGCGATTACTTCGAATTCCTTTATATTCAGATATATAGCAATCTTTGCGGCTGTTGTCGCATCTGGAATGCGTTTCGCGCTGCTGTATTGGCTCATAGCTGGTTGAGTCATTTCAAGCGCTTCAGCAAGTCTTGTTGTATTACCGGCTTTCTTAAGTGCCAGTTCGAAATACTCGCTAATCGTTTTCATAGCTAAATCTCCGGTTCCTTCGTAGTGGGGCAATCATAACAGTTGACATGATAACGGCTGTTAGGTTTCAATGTGCTGACCATAACGCACGTTATGGCATTACTCAGGAGTGAGCCAAATGCTTAAAGTCATTGTAGGAACAGCCCCCGCTCGCACGATTGCCCCCAAGGTAGGCGGCAAACAATTTCGCGCCTTCCGTACTCAAGAGGTGGGCATCGTCACTTTAGATCAAGCCGGCAATCCGCATCAGTTTCCGCAACGTGTCGAAATCACCCTGGAAGATAACGAACAGCCGTACGCGGCGGGCGTTTATACATTCGACGCGAACAGCGCCGTTTTTGTCGATCAACGCGGGCGGCTCGCACTAGGCCGCGTGAAGCTCACTCCGGCTGCAACGAAGTAGTAGGCCGGTGGCGATGTCCGCCCGCACCTCTTCACTAACGATTGGAGGAATGATGATTGAACAAAAACTAGGCAAGCTCGGCGAAGGCATGTCTTTGGCGTTACGTCCGCAACCGGTAATTAGTCAACGGCCAGCGGTCGCCCCTTCAATCGCTATACATCGTTTGGAGTTCCGCGCACATTCGAGCGTTGTCGTTAACGCGGAAGGTGTTATGTGTGCGGGTAATTGCGTTGTGGAATCTTCTGACGTAATCGGCCAAGCTCTTCTTGACGCGCACGACAAAGCGCGCAAGGAGATTGGTGCTTGCCGTTTAGTGGCTGTTACCCCTTCAATTCCGAAATATCGTTTGGAGTTCCGTTCGGATATTCGTCGGTTCTTCGACGCGACGGGTGATTTGGTGAAAGCGGTCTGTGTGGTTGAGGCGGCGGACTGCGTAGGTCAATCCCTGCTTGCGGCCCATGAGGCAGCGCGCAAGCAGATTGGTCCTTGCCGTTTAGCGAAGGTTGTAAAGGCAGGTGAAGCATGAGCGGGAAGCGGGCAGGGGAGGGGGCCGGGAGCCCCCCGTTTAGTAACACGGGGGGAAAGTTTACCTTAATCGACTACCTTTCTCTTTCATGCCACGCATCGGGGCTGAAAGTCATCCTTGAAACTCTGGCGCAGTATTTTCAGTGTCCCGATTCCGAGGGCGGCATGTTCGGTTTCAAGATGTGCCGCAAGCTGAAGTTTAATGAAGCGGTTGTAGGCGTCGTGGCGTGGGGCGGTGAATCCCAAAAGGATCGGATGATGGTTTCCTTGACCGGTGCGGCGTGGGCGAACTCTCGTGAAGCCTGCGCCGCAATCGTCCGCGTGATTATGGCGCAAGACGACACTGCAAAAATTAGTCGTTGTGATATTGCCCTTGATTGCATGGAGGGCGAATACACAATCGATAACGCCGTGGCGGACTATAAGCAAGGTAAC